CATTCCAAGATCCATGAGATCATCATAGGCCTGTTCTGCTTTTTTAGCTAGATTATCTAGTTCTTGTTCATCAAGATTTTCTAGTTCTTGTATATGTGGCAGGGTTTGTACTATCTTTTGCACCGCTTGATACTGATCTTCAAGACTATTAATTTCTTCATGCACAGGTGGAGGAGGTACTGCCGGTTCAGCTTGAGCGTCTAAATCAAACAGTTCTTCTAATTTTTTAGTCATATCATACTTATCTGCGTTTGGTGCCTTGATGGAAAATATCACCTTCATTGACCACCCTAAATCTAATGCCTTGCTGCTTACACCAAGCTGTGGCAGCTTCCCATTTGGCCATGTTTTTAATATACTGCTCTTGATTGTATCTGCTTTTGCCCACTGATTCTCGTAGAGTTTGACTCTGTGGTTTAACTTCCACCACCTCTGCATGTTTCTTGCCAGTTTTGTCTTTGTATACCACAAAGAAATCAGGCACATATATTGTGTATTTGCCCGTCATAGGATCTCGATAGGGTATCTGTATACTTTCGCTGGCCCAATTTTCGACACCTTGATGTTCATCTAACATGCGCATGAACACAAACTCCCACGAACTACGAGCCAATGGTGTTTTCTTTCCCACATACTTGGCAGGGTTTTTCATTTCAAATCGTCCCTGTGCAAACTTAGGCATTAGGCAGCAATATTTCTAATTTGATTGGGTTTTACATCACTGGTTTTATAACCTAGCAGCGATGTGGGCACACGATTGTTGTTGAGTATTTCAGCAACTATCTGCCCCAATGAAACTCCTGGAAAGTTTTTCAATGTATCAAGTATTTCAAAAATAGGTGTGCCGTCGATCTTGGCCTGTCTTAGAATCACAGATGCCGAAGTAGAAGCAGCATCTAGATCAAATCCGGCTTGTTGGAAAAAACTTATCGCGGCAGTGACATCGTTGGAGGGAAACTCTAGAGCAGCTTCACCGTAGTTTTCAAAATATAATTTGGTAGCGGCGGCACTGTCTTCGATAGGTTGTGCTGGTAAATTAGTGGCCATGTTATCTGCCTCTCAAAGGTGAAGTTAATCTTTTCTCTATGGCGTTGGTAGTAGTTTCTGTGCTGGCGCTCTTGGGGAACACGGCACCGATTACTCCACTTACTGCACCACTGACGCTGCGACCCGCAGCAGCAATATTGCGGGGATTGCTGAGAATACCAACAGCTTCACTGGCTATTTGCTCTTTGGTTAGACTCTTGCCATTCTTATAGGTGTTGAAGGTCTTGGCCAATGTGCCTATAAATCCTCCAGGAGTTTTAAAGGCATCTCCCGACCCAACATCTCCAAAAATCTGTTCTAGACCGTCTAATACTCCGCCTTCTCCAGTGAGAGTTGCTACTCCGCCACCTGCCACACTTAGTGGGCTTGGCACAGTGTCGTAGTGCAGCTCAGCAAAATTTCCAGGCGTACCAAAACTTACATTACCGTTGGTATATTTGACTGCTTCATACTCTAAAGTCATTTGACTGTCATTAAATTCACTGGCTGAATAGTCCATGCTACCATGATTCCAACTTTTAATTTTAGGATTGACAAGAGTGTAACCCACAAATCTTCTGCGGCTCATGGTATAGATGGTCACTGATTTAAAAAAATTTACGTCTGTTCTATCATTGTCTAAACCGTATCTAAAATTATCAACTTTGGTATTGGTTGGTCTTATCTGATTTTGTTGATAGGCAGCGTCGGGATTGTGCCGATCTCCCACATAGTACCCATAGTACAAGGCCCACATGGCATTAACCGCAGCATTGCTGTCGTCATGCATGCTAATAGTTACTGGTTCGTAATTTATCTGCTTATATATGATCTTCTTGCGGTTGTATTGATTTTTAATCACAGAATCAAAATTAAATTTTGGCAGCTCTGCACTTTTAACCAATAACCCAGCTTCGTCAGCATGCTTATCGGAGTAAAGACTCATCCCTCTTATTGAGTTTTCCATTTCAAAAACAACATAGAACAAGAATTTAGTCTTGGGCGACAATCGTAGATCGTTATCCACAAACAACCGAGTGGCATGTCGATAGTTGCTTAGTTGTCCTTTGGGTTTGGTTACTCCTTCAACCAAGCCGGAACCAAACTCTGATAGGTATCTTGTGAATTTATTTGCCATACAAATATTTATGCCACAAAAAAAGCCCGATTTTTAGTCGGGCTGTTTTGAAGATTATAATTAACCTTGTGCTGTAGAAGCACCTGTTGTAGCTGCACCAATGGTTCTTCCCACTGCTGCACCAATACCACCAATCGGGCTTACTGCTGTTGAACCAGCTGCAAACTGTGATAGATTGTCGTAGGCAATGGTCAAGGCCACGGTCATGTGTTCATTGGTTGAGTAGTTAGCATCACCGTAGTCTGCATTCTGAAGGAAACAACCGTATAGTTCAAATGTTTCTAGGGTGTTTGGTACTAGAGCACCATTACCGCCGTCTAGCACTTCAATGCGTGTGGTAAATTTGTAGTCAATACCCGAACGTGCAGAAGCCTGCTCCATGAAATCGAACTGCTTCTGTATCTGTTGTCCTACCATTTTCTGTACTTGACCGCTGGCATCATCACGCAGTGTTAGCGTGATATTTTCTAGTGTGTATTTTCCAGCAAGTTTAACCTTGCTGTTGTATACATCCAGTGTCATTTCTTCGAATGATACTTTGGGTCTTGTAACATCCTGCACCTGTTTGGTAAGTTCTGTTGCTGCGGCAACTCCAAATCCCAACAGTGTAACTCTGAAACGGTATTTTAACTTGGGCATCAACAGCACCTGGGTGCTGCCTGCTGCATTAGTTGTTGGAATACCAATGTTGTTAAGCGATGTAATTGCCATTTTTAAATTTCTCCTGTGTTCTTGATACGCAATGGAATGTAAATGAACTCAATGGCTTTCACTGGCTCTATAGCGATATCAACATAAAGTTCGTTGCGATCGATACGAGACGGAGTGTTATTGCTTTCATCACACACAACCGCAAAGTCGTAGATTGCTCTCAAGCCTACTAATTCTAACAATAGGCTTTCTGCCGCTTGTTTGATTTCGTCTCTGGTAATCTTGTCGTTGGGTTCAAACAAATATGGACGAGCCAACTTGTTCAACTGGCTACGTAGATATACTACCAAACGTGCTACGTTGATACGATCCAATGCCGATGCATTTCTTGCACGAGTCTTTTGACCATATGCTACCAAACCAACACCATTGAAGAACGGAATTGGATTGATCTTTAAGTCATACAGTGTATCGCGTTGGCCTTCGTTAAGAGCCACGGTTTGGAATTCACCTGAGGCAGCATCAATATATCCCACTGCTGTGGCATTGGTAATACCGCCACGACGTGTGCCTGCTGGTGCAAACCACGGGAAGCTGACATTGTCGCTGAGTGCAATAGTCTTTAGCATCATATGACTTGCTGGAACCACTGCATTAGAACCGCTTAGATCAGTGGTAAATCCATTTGGATAGTATGTGGCCAAATATTCATCGTATGTCACAATACCGTCATCGCCGTTGTCTGTGACTAATTCTGCATTAGTACCCCAGTTGTTCAATGATGTAGCATCTGCAGGTAATCTCAATGGAGTATCTCCTACCACGAATGCAGTAATGCCTCTGTCAATGTTGAGATTGACTAGATTGCTCATTGTTTCTGGATAACCCGGGCATGCTATGATGTTGAAGTTTCTGCGTTCTTCATCACGGATTTCTTGGCTGGTGTCAATGGCTGATTTCAAAGCCTGTGTAACCACTTTACGTTGTGCTTTGCGACCAAATGATCCTGAGCCGTCTTCGTTGTTGCCTGAAGCAGTGACCCAACGATCTGGATAGTATTCCTCCATGCCTAGACCAGCACCGCTGACAAAAGCTGAACCTGCTAGTGTTGCTGTGCTGGTTCTTGGATTGTCGCCGGATGTGTCGATGTAGTTGTTGCTGTACTGCTTGACATTGCCACCACTGCGTCTTAGATTCCATAGCAGCATGCCTTTGGGATACAGTGCTGGATCCGGAGCATCTGGGTCTAGGAAGTTATTGGTAATAAGATCTTCAATGGTTGATTGGCTTGATGCAGTGCCTGCTGTGTTCCAGCGAGCATCTGCAAACAACACGCCTTCTTCTGTGGTTTGATCGGTCTTGTCAACTAGTTCCCAACGCAGGGTAACATCACCGATTTCTGATAGGTTGTTGTTATATCTATAGATAGTTGGGAAATTTTCTAAGTCTGCTGTACTGATCCATAGATCTCCTGATGTAGTAACGCCTGACACATACGGATTGGCGGCCGCTACTATTGGTAGATAACCAGTTCTCAGTGTGGTTGTGGCGGCTTCGTAGTAAGGAGCTGTTGAATGTCTGTAACCCACAAATGTATTGCCGTTGTGGATCATAATATCTACATCTGCAAAGTTAGGATTATACCAAAGTTGTCCATCAGCTGGCTCGTTCAACGGAGCATCTGGACTGGCTGCGAATCTTGGGTTGTCTGCAGCCAACGGCTTGTAGCCCGATACTAGATAATCTGCTGAAGCCCCAGTAGCAAGATCTTCTGCGCCTACTGCTCCACTTCCCAACGAAATATTATAGAAGTTTTCTGTGCCTTCTCTAGTTTTGAGATTGTATGGGGTAAACAGTGTAGACAACGGTGTGCCTGTGCTGTCTGTTAATCTAAAATCACCACCGTCATTGTGTGTGATAACCAATCTGCTTTGCGTGGTTGAAACAGCTACCACCGACGCTTCAATGTTTGTAAACCCAGCTGCGTTAATAGCTGCTGCAAGTTTATCTGCATCTGTGTTGTCACCAGTTGGTGCGTTGCTGGTAGCAGTACTTAGAGTAATTGTCTTGGCTGTGTCTAGGGCCAACTGACCTACTAGGCTTTCGGCAAGTGTAAACACTCTTGTAGAAGCAGCAGTAAATGTACCGCTCTTGATAATATTGCTGGTTACGCTGGTGCCTTGACCAGGTGATATGTTT